GGCGTGCGAATGGCGCAGGCCGTGGAACGTGACCGGCGGCAACTTCATCTTCTTCACCGCCTTCCTGAACGCCTTGGAGACGGTGTCGGGATGGTACGGCCGCCCGTCATCGGCGCAGACCACGAGCCCATTCTCGGCCCACACGTCGCGGTGCTTCAGCCTCGTCTCCTTCTGCTGCGCCCGGTGCGCCTTCAGGGCCGTCACCAGTCCCGGCGTCAGTCTCAAGACCCGCACGTTGCCCGCCTTCGTCCCCTTGAGCACCGCCACGCCCTTGGCGTAGTCGAGCGAGTGCCGGACGATGACCGTGCCCGCCTTCACATCCACATCCCGCCACTGGAGCCCGAGCACTTCCCCGCGCCGTAGCCCGAGCAGGGCCGCGAGCAGGACCGGCATCCTCAGGTAGCCGTCCACCTTGCCGATCAGCGTGCCGAGCTCGGCCGGCGTGAAGCACCGCACCTCGGCCTTCTCCTTCTTCGGTGCCCGCACCCCGTCCAGTGGATTCGCCGGCAAGAGGCCCGCGAGGTGCGCGTCCTCCAAGGCGCGATGGAGCACGTGGTAGTGCTGGAGCAGGGACGTCCCCGAATGCGTCTTCCGCTTCTTCGCCGCGTACTGCCGCCAATGCGCCGAGGAGAAGGCCGCCAGCCGCACCGTCCCTAGGTCGGGCACCAGATGCACCCGGACGATGGAGCCGTAGCCGCGCAGGGTACTGGGCGCGGCCTCGTGCTCGTCCAGCCACGTCTCCAAATATGGGCCGAGACACATACGGCCCGGACTCCTGGCGATGGGATGGAGTCGCCACGACGCCTCCAGCAGCTTGGCCTCCCGCTCCGTGGCGCACGTCTTCGACCGCCTCGGGCCGTAGCCCTCGACTACCCACACCGTCCCCTTCTTGCGCTTGGCCTTGCGGATCGACATGCGGCCAGTCTAGCACCGTGAACGGCCTTGGCTAAGGACAAATCCTTCCTTAGACACTTTGCGGGGCGGTACTCAGGATGGGGGCAACCGACTAGGAGGTCCGCGTGGACCCCACAGACCAGCGCGACCAAGACGAACCATTCTTCTGCCCAAAGACGGGCGAACCGTGCGAGGACTATCACTGGCTTTGCGTAGCCTACAAGAAGCTGCAGGAGGAGTGGGATAAGGCTCGGCTCTCGTTCAAACAAGCCGTCGATGAGGGACTGCTGACGGCCTGTGCCATCGCCGTCGTTGAGGACGCGGGCTTCTACGACTGGGAAGACGCAGAGGAGTATCTGCCGGGCGTCCCGGCGATGGACTACGGCGAGGACGAGGAGGAGCACGAGGGGGACGATTGCGAGGACGAGGATGAATAGGTGGGCAAGTGTATCTGTAACACCGGTTGCGTGGCTGACTTGGAGTACGCATTGGAGGTTCGGATGGAGAGCTTCCCCCACTTCGACCTCACCATACTCACACGAAAGCAACTCGACGTGCTCGTCATGCGCTATCGGGGTGGTCTTAGTTGGCGCAAGATTGCGGCGTTCGAGGGCGTGAGCGACTACGCCGTCAGATGCAGGCATGCTGGTGCGTCAAAGAAGCTCCGCCAGCAAGGGCCAAAATCCCCCTAAATACTTCGCACTTCGCGCTTATATAGAGAGGCAATACAGCGGGCGCGTGCAGCGCCAACGCACTTTGGCCTCAGGGCAGTCGGCGGGAGTAGGTCCGACTTGCGGTTCGCGTAGTGGTGGGGACGCGGGCATCACTCTCCAGGGGGACACATGGCGAAGCGCCACCGCCGACTATCGCAGGCCGAGCGCCGACACCGCGAGGTCAAACGCATGGAGCGGTTCATGCGCCGCATTGCGCGAGAGGTCGCCGAGCACAGGAGGAACCTGCACGAAGTCAGTGAGGCCATGCGTTATGAAGATGAAGCGGTCTTCAGTGGAATCAGCAATCCGTGGGACCGGTGGGAACTTGAGTACATGGCCCGCCTCAACCGCAGCACGATGACCGACCACGACTACGAGTCGCGCAGGCTCAGCGTATACATCCCGAAGAGTCTCGGCTGGCAATGGAGTGCAGAGAGTGACTACCGGACCACATCGCTCACTCACTGAATCCGAACTCGACTCCCGCGCCGAAGTCATGGCCTCCATGTTCGGCGGCTGGATAGACATCAGCTATGCCCGTGGCCGCATCGCGTACGGCATCACGTCCTGGTCCGATGAACTGGACATGCCGATCACCATCGTGCAGGCGTGGTGGTTGGCGAACTAGGTGCCGAGCAAGCCGAAGCCTGCGTGCCACGTGTGCCGCCGCCTGAACTGCACGGACCCCAGCCACAAGCGTAAGCCGTTCGCCACTGCCGCCCCGACACGGGAGCGGCGACCGGGGTGGGACCAGGACCGGGCACGGCGCAGGGCTACGGTCAAGGCGTGGCTCGCAGTCAACGGCATCATCGGTGACGACGGCAAGCGCGTCGCTGTGTGCGAGGACTGTGGCAAGGTCCGGTCCAAGTTTGTGGCCGACCACGATCCGCCCCTGGCCTTGGGTGGCGACGAGAACGGACCCCTTCGCGTCCACTGTGCCTACTGCTCATCGAGGCAAGGCGGCATCGTGGCGAACAAGGTGAAGAAGATAAGAGGCCGGGGGTAAACGGAACCTTTCGCCGTGGAGCCTCCGCCCGCGCCTGAGGCCACGGAATCATCGCGGCCCGAAGTCCCTTAGGGGGGTTCGACCTTGAAGACCGGCCGACCGGCCAAGCCGACAGCACTGAAAGTCCTAGAGGGCGCTAGGCCGTCCCGTATCAACCAGCACGAGCCCCAGCCCGCCCCGATTCGCCCCGATTGTCCGTCGTTTCTCAACGATACGGCGCGGTGCATCTGGGATTCGCTCGTAGACGAGCTGGATCGCATGGGAGTCCTGACCGCCATCGACCAGAGCGCCCTTGCGGCCTACTGCGAAGCCTACGAAGAGGCCCAAGCCTGCTCCAAGTACCTGAACGAGCACGGCCTCACCTTTCGGACGCCGTCGGGCTACATCCAGCAGCGGCCCGAGGTCGCCATCCGCAACAAGGCGTGGGACCGCGTGGACAAGTTCGCCGCGCAGCTCGGCATCGGTGCCGCGCACCGCTCCAAGATCGAGGTGAAGAAGCGGGATGACAGCAAGTCGCCGCTCGAAGAGATCATCGAAGCCAATCGGCGACGGTGACGAGCGCGGCCTCCGTGCCATCCGCTTCATCGAGGAGTGCTGCGTCCACACCATCGGCAGATGGGCGGGGATGCCGTTCCTACTCACGCCGTGGCAGCGGGACTTCATCTACGAGGTCTTCTCGAACGTCGACGCGGACGGGATGAGGAGGACGCGACGCGCCTTCCTCGCCATCGCACGAAAGCAGGGGAAGTCTGAGCTTGCCGCAGCCGTGGCGCTCTACCTCCTGCTGGCCGACCAGGAGCCGTCGCCGCAAGTCTACGGGGCCGCCTTCGACCGCGATCAGGCGTCCATCGTGTTCGATGTGGCTGCTCAGATGGTGCAGCGGTCGCCGCTACTGCGGGACTGGGCGAAGGTCATCCCGTCGACGAAGCGCATCATCTGCACGAAGGGACCGAGCGAGGGCGGCTTCTACCGCGCCATCCCCGCCGACGCCGCAGGCTCGCACGGCTTCAACGCCAGCGGCATCGTCTTCGACGAGTTCCACACGCAGAAGAACCGCGACCTGTACGACGTGCTTTCGACCTCGACCTCGGCCCGTGAGCAGCCGCTCATCTTCATGATCACCACGGCCGGGTTCGACAAGCACAACGGTCCCTGCTACGAGGTCTACGAGTACGCCAAGGGTGTCATCGGCGGCACCATCAAGGACGAGACCTTCGTCGGCCGCGTCTTCGAGGTGCCGCAAGGGACGAACTTCCAGACCATTGCGGAGCAGGACTCCGAGGGCAACTTCGTGCGCGAGGCCGACCTCTGGCCGCTGGCGAATCCGTCGCTCGTCAGTCAGTCGGGCGGGTTCGTGCGACCGGATGAGATACGCCGCGCGGTGGGCGAGGCCGTCCACCTTCCCCGTGCCCGCAACCATGTATTGAACCTGCATTTCAATGTGTGGACGGACACGGCCGAGGCGTGGATGGACCTGGCCGAGTGGGACGCCTGCGGCGGCGTCGGGCGCATCGACGGCGACCTCAAGGGGCGCGAGTTCTACGGTGGCCTCGACCTGAGCCACACGCAGGACTTCACGGCTTGGTGCCTGCTGTTCCCGCCCGAGACCGAGGGCGGCGCGATAGAGGCGCTGTGGCGCTTCTGGATACCGGAAGAGGCCCTGATAGCGCGCGGCGACCTGAAGCCGACGCTCGATGCGTGGCGCGACGCGGGCTACATCACCGTCTGCCCCGGCAACGTGGTCGACCACAACATGGTTGGCGAGCAGATAGCGAAGGACTGCCAGCAGTTCCGGCTCCTTGAGATCGGCTTCGACAACCACCACGCCTATCCGCTCATCACGGGGCCGCTGCTTGAGCGCTACCGCGACCAGATGGTGGACGTGGGCAACACCTACCGCTTCATGAACCTGCCCATGAAAGAGACGGAGCGCATCGTCGCCGAGCGTCGACTCAACCACGGCGGGAACCCGGTCCTGCGCTGGATGCTCTCCCACCTCGTCGCGGAGACCAACCAGGACGACCTCGTCAGGCCGTCGCGCAAGCGCTCGTCCGACAAGATCGACGGCCCGGTTAGTTGGCTCATGGCGCTCGAGCGCTACCTCGCCAACGCCGCTCCAGCCGAAGTCCAGTTCATCTCGTTCAATGACTAGGGAGGCCACTACGAATCCGCGCGAGCTGACATATGTGGCCGTTTAGCACTCTCATCCGCGACAGCGCCGTCAAGGCTGGCGTCTCCGAGGCCCGCGACAACGGCTGGACCGCGTTCAAGGACTTGACCGACCCGGTGTATGCGGGCGTCAGCGTCTCCGAGGACAACGCCGTCAACCTGCCCGCTGTCTACAAGTGCGTCGCGCTCAACGCGGAGACCATCTCCAGCCTCCCCATCGACGTCTACGCCAAGCGCGGGGACACGCGGGTCGAGTACACGACCCCGTCCTGGCTCCAGAGTCCGAACGAGTTCCAGACCACAGCCGAGTTCATCGCCATGACGCAGACGAGCCTCGACCTGAACGGGAACGCCTACTGGCTCCGCATCTCCGACCCGACCGGCCGCCTCGTCGGCTTGCAGATACTCGCCCCGACCGCCGTCCAGCCCG